ATTGATATAGCACCTGTAGATACTTCTGCCAAGTCTCTTAGTGCTGTTTCACCCATAGATGAAGTAGCTGTAGCACTCCTACCTAGTTCTAAATTAATAGACCTATCAGTTGTAGTACCACCAATAGACATAGTTCCGCTACTTGCTAAGGTCATTGTCTAACCTCGCTTTTAGTTCGTTTATTTGTTGTTGTTGTTCTTTGACCGCTTCAATTAATAATGGCACTAATTTGTCATACCATACTGTTTTATATTTAGAATCTATTGGTGCTTTAGTAACTATTTCAGGTAATACTTTTTCTACTTCTTGAGCACTAACACCAACTTGCAAACTATCATTGTTATAACCTAGTTCTTTTGCTTTTGCATTTTCAGTAAAATAATAACCATTTAATTGAGAAACCTTATCTAAAGCATTGTCAATTTTACCTTTAAAATCTTTTAATCTTTCATCTGAATAATAAGCTGTTATATTATTAGTAGCTCTTATTTCACCTGTTGTTCCTGAAGCTGATGTTCCAATTCCTAATGAGTCTATTTGTACATTATCATCAAAATAAGAATCACCATTAACATAAAATTGATAACTTGAATTTAAGCCTGTAGCTGAAGCATCAACTGTAATTCTATCTGTTAATATTCCACCTGCTACACTTTCATCACCTGCATATATTGTAGTTGTATGCCAACCAGCAGATTGTGTTGCTGGATAAAATTCAGCAGAACCATGATCCATAATAAGAGCATCATCACCATCTGATTGCAAACTATCATAAGCTGTGTAAGTTAAATCAGTACCAGTAACTTTTAATTGATTTTTAGTATCATAACCAACAGCTAAAATCTTAGCACTACCAGTTCCTGAAAGACCAAATAAATCATCTAATGGGTCTCCATCTAAAAGAATAGTGCTAGCATCAAGAGTACCTGTTACTGTTGCTCCTGTTACATTCAAAGATGTAGCAGTTAAAGCACCTGATATTGTTGCGTTAGTTGCTGTTAATGCTCCTGCCCTAGTAACTCTAAATGGTGCTGACCCAAATGTATCATTACCAAGATGTATGCCATCTGCTGTGCTTAAAGACACTCTAGTTGTGCCACTTCCTGCTGTTAAAGATGTTGCACCTAAAGTAAAACCACCAATAGTTCCTGATGTAGAAGTAATTGAACCTGTAAATGAACCACTTGTAGCTGTTATTGCGCCTGAAATAGTAGCACCAGTAGCGGTCATAACACCTAAAGAAGATACAGTAAAAGCACCTGACCCTATATTCATACTACCTGCTGTAATAGAACCCATGTTTGCAGATATGGCTGATAAAGTTCCTACATTTATTTGATTTGCTTCAACAGAATTAGCTGCTAATTGGTCTGTTGTAATACTTCCATCAACAATTAAATCACCATCTATATAATTAGTTACTGCTGAAAAAGAAGTGCCATTATGTTTATAAGCAACTTGAGCATTAGTATCAGTTCTACTAACTACCACTATGTCATTACTTCTAGGATTCCTACCAAATGCAGTATTAAATTCAGCATCTGATGGTGCAGAAGTAGAGTTGCTTCTTTCATATCTTAATGTGGTTGGGAATATAGCCGAAGAACCAAGATTGCTACCACCAATAGTACCTACAACTAAATTACCACCACTATAAACAACTGTAGCTCCATCTATATTTGTTAATGTCAGTGTTCCTGTTACTGTTGCATCAGTTGCGGTTAAAGAACCATCCAGTTCAACTCTAAATGGTGCAGATGAAAAAGTATTATCTCCTAGATGTATTCCATCTGTTGTAGATAGGGATATTCTTGATGTGCCTGTACCAGCAGTTAAAGATGTCTCACCAACACTAAAACCACCAATAGAACCTGTAGTAGCTGATATTTCACCTGATATATCTAAATCAGTTCCATCAAATTTTAAATAATTTGTGCTAGTACCTATATTGAATTTAGGAGTACCACCATCATTACCTAACCAAAAACCTGTTGCTGTAGATGTGTAACCAGTTTTAGTTTGTCTAACAGCCATTCCTGATTCTTGACCAAGATTTAATTCACCTGTATTAATTTTTCCTGCTGACAAATCATTAATTTTAACATTTGTAACAGCACCATTATTTATTTTATCTGTAACAACAGCAGCATCTGCTATATCGAATTCAATAACTGGAGCATCACCTATAGTAAAAGTACCTGATGTTGGGAATCTTGCTGGTGAAGATTCAGTTCCTAATGTGTTTAAAGAAGTAATATTAGCAACATAAGAACCTGTAGGTACAAAGTTAAGATCACAATTCTCTACATCTACTATTCTATTTATTACTTGATTACCTGAATTATCTACAACATTAACCCTATACTGATAATTAGGAAAATCTGTTGGTTCATCCCATGATAAAAATGGTCTGCCTGTAGAACTAGAATCAGTATCAGTAAAAGTAATATTAGTCGGAGCTTTAACTGCATAAGCAGATGGTAAGTTAGCTAATTCTTCTACTGGTTCTTGCGGTGGTACTTCCCATGTATAAACATCAAAGTATTCTATTAAGCTAACTGCAACCAAACCATTTGATTGTAATTCTAATGCTTCAACTCTACAAATCTTACCTGAGAATCCTAAACCTGCATAAGTTAAATCTACTATATCTCCTACATTTAGTTTATACATTTCAGGAGTTCCTAAGAACTGCATAGTTGTTTGATTTCTGCTTCTAGTTAGAATTGCTTTACCCATGTTATAAGCTATATAAGGATCGCTTATATAAGGGAACTCAGCTTTAATTTCTAATATCTCATCACCATCATCTGAGTAATATTCAGGAGTAGCATCATGTAAAACTGTAGCTGTATCTAGCTCATATCTTTTATTAGCATTAAAAAATTCAACAATAACTTTATTTGCTTTTTTATCTTTATTGCCATAATCAACTGATATACCAGCATCAGCAATAATATGATTATCATTAATACTAAATGTAGAAGTGCCTGTATCTTCTATTTGTAATTCATATTTGCCATCTATATAAAGAAAAATACCTCTCATGTTAGCGAGAAGCTCTTTAGCATTTTCCATTACATTTTTATTAGTATCTAAATAACCATTACAATGAAATCTTTTAATCTTAACTAAAGATGAACCAGTAGTTTGTGAAGAATAATTTGTGCCTAAAGTATCGTTAAAATAAACTCTGTATAATGGATTTTGGTCAAAGAATTCATCTCTTTGAATATCAGTAATTTCTTTGCCTGTAATAACACCATCACCATTGTTATCATAAATATCTATTAATTCACCAATTTTATTTTGCCACCAATCATTATTAGGGTCTGAACCACCAATAGTGATAAAGCTATCACCAGCAACACCACTCCATGTTAATGATTTAGATACGCCACCAAAAAACGGATTATCAACCTCTGTATCACAAACATTAGCAGCAGAGCTGAATGTAGTCATATTGATTTGTGATTCTGTTAGACCCTTACCATATTCGTTGTTAGTAATGTAATCTAAGAAACATAAAGCTGGATTATCTGAGTATTTATAAGTAGATACAGTTCCAAATGTTTGATTGGTATCTCTTGGATCAAATACTTTTTTACCCCTTACTTGAACTGTTAGCTGTGGAACACCTTTCCAAATACCCTCTTTATCATAACCATAATGAGCAGCTATATAACAAACGCCATTTAATTTATGTGCAGAAGTCCAGTTAGACATAGATGCAACAAGCATTGGATCTGCTGTTTGAGTTGCAGCTCCATGATGCAGGTTCATAACATATCTATATTTAGATGTAGGGCTTGTGCCAAATTGACCAGCACCAGCATCTATACCAGTACCATTTTGTGAAACTGTATTTAATGAGCCTGAACCTGAAGATATTTTATCTGAACCTATATAACCGCCATCTCTAAATCTAGCAGAATCAGTTAAAGGATTACCATCAAGCTCAATAGTCCTACCTAGTATTTCATCACATTCACCAACTGATAAAGCATAGACTACATATAAATCTTTAGAATCATTTGCATTAACATTCATGTAAATTATTTGCGCCCCTACTCTTCTAGTTCCATAGATAACAGGAATCTTTCCACCAGCAGAAGTTTTATTAGCCAAGATATCCTGACCTTTAGCAAGCATTTGTCTTGCTTGCATAAATCCTTTAACACCTACTGCAAGAGTTGCAGCAGTAAGAATCATGTTAATTTTACCTATGGTATCAGCAGCTTTCCAAGTAGCTACAACCCAATTAAAAAATGTTACAAAAGGATTTGCCACTTACATTCCCCACCTTACATCTGATTTAACTTGTGTAGCAAATTCCATGCCCTTATCACCTGAGCTAAATGATTGTTGTGATTCATCAGAAAAATGTCTACCTTTTGTTAAATTCCAATTTGCCCAATGTGAAGCAACAGTCATACTTAATGTTGAATCATTAATGTTTTCTTGAATTGCTATATTTCTTATCTGACCTGAAAAAAAATTTATTGCTCCCACAATAGTTTCATTTTCGTTAAAATAAGCTATATAAATATCTACTGTTTTATCTGTAAATGCACCATCTTGAACTAAAGACCTAACCTCGTTTGTTATGTTAGAAAAACCTAAATTAATTTCATCTACTTGTAATTGACCTGTTTCGGTTGTTGAGTCTACTTGTAAAAAAGAACCACCAGCTTCATAGCTATTAGAATCATAAGTTACATTAGTGTACCAATCAGTTAATCTAATAGTAGATGATAAATTAAGTTCAACTAAAAAAGCTGTCTTAGTTGCTGTTGATGATACTTGAGTTTGTAAAGCAGATGATAAACTTCTAGGCATTAGGTTATAACCTCTCTAACATCAAATGAAATACTATAAAAACCACTAGCATCTGTTGAATACATAATCTCATTATTTTCAAGATAAACAGTAAAGCTAGGTTTATTTACAGTAACAGCTTCATTATCTGCTAGAGATGCTACTAGATTTGGTTCTATAGTTAATGTCATTTCACCTGCTGATAATGAGTCAGCAGTATCTCGTACCATATAAACTTTACTATGACTTGCAAACTTAATTATATCACCAGCTTTTAAAGCACCTGTCTGACTGTCTGTAAAGCCATCTAAGGCTATAGAAGCATCTCCTGATGTATGTGCTCCAACCACCTGAATATCTGTTTCTAACCTACCTGCACCTAAATTATCTAGTGGTGCAACTATAGTAAAGTCCTCAAAAGAACCTTTTTGTTTTTGTAAAAATGCAAATACTTCTTGAGCCTTTTCTTGTTGTAAGGGTGGCATTTGCACTGTAAAAGAAAAATATTGA